TTGATTGATATGCTGTTCATCTTTGTAGTGATCCTTCTATCATTGCGACACGGCTCTCGAGTTTACCGAGACGTTCTTCAATGCGCCGAACTTCCTGCGCCTGGCCGGAGAGCGTGGCATTTACATTCTCGAGCTTGACTGTCAGCACGTTGATACTGACCTGTAGTTTCGTATAGGTTCCGATGACGGCTCCTAGTACCAGGACTAATTGTCCGATAAGTGCTACAACGACCTCGACTGTCATACCATCACTCCACTGTACATCTTATGAGTATGATGGTGCGATGATGTCGATGCGTACCACCACGCACTGGATACACGAGCGGTTACGTGCGAATACGTGCGAATACGTGCGCTATCCGTTGGAGCGATACCGCAGGCCAATGGTCTGACTCACTGCATTGCTGTGACCATAGTCACTGCCTATGACTTCGTAGTATGGCGCGAGGTTCTGCGGATTGCCCGACGTGTAGATTCTGTCATCGGACTTGACTTCGAGGTCAGGTGAACACGTCAGCGTCCAGGATCCACCAATCTCGATCATGCCACCGACGACTGCTTCGGAATCACCAGTGTTGGTTATCGTCGCGCGAATCTCGGCAACCTGTATCCAGTGCTGGCCGATGCCTCCGATGCCATCTGCCTGATTGACAGCTCGCCAGATCTGCACACGGTCAGCGTAGGCGTAGTTCGCGATGGCATTCTTGAGTGCCGTTGCATATTGCGCTGGAATCATACGAACACCATCGGCGAATACCGCTTCGCCTGGTCGAGACAATGCTCACGGAGTCCAGCCATCTTCGCATCCACTTGACCGTCCTTCACGTCAATGAGGTGCGTGATGCTCGATGCTTTGCGAATCCATCCCTGTCGTGCAGCTGCGCGGATGTCATATCGTTCCACGTTTGCTGGTCCGATGTCCTGCCATTGCAGGTCTCCTGAGCCATCATTGATGGTGTAGCCGGAGTTCGTGACCCATTGCGGAAACTGTGGCTCGGTCGTGTCTGATGTACCGGCGATGATGCACTTGTACAGGCGTCCAGTTGCGACCGTTGGAATAATGATGTCGCCGTACACATAGGCTGTCGACGCAGTCCAGACAGTCCAGCGAGAGTGGTCATCCACGAGCTGCTGTAGTGCTGTGCTGTCCAGGAACGGGTACTGGTCAGATGCGACCATCCATGCGAGGCGTTCGAGTGCTTGAGTCCTAGTGAGTGGCATGTGTACTTCCTAAAAGAAAAAGAGGAACGGGATACCCCGCTCCCCTTTGTGGACGAGAGTCCTACAGACTAGCTTGCAGCTGCCTGAAGAACGATGAGTGAACCAGGAACCTGATCGGCAACGGTTGCGGTGACGTTTCCGACATCGAAGGCGTTGAACGCATAGCGCTCGGTGGCCTTGAATGTGAGAGCGTCCTCGATGAACTTCACCTGGTCGGAAACTTCGACCGTCACACCACGTCGATCGCCGAATGCCACACCCTTGGAGAGGTCTCCGAGGACTGCGAGCGTACGGTTTGCAGCTGGCGCGGATGGCATGTTCTGGACGAACGAGATCGGAATACCGAACAACGTTGGTTCAGGACCATAGGCATTCTGGATGTCCATGATGCTGTTTCCACCGAGTGCGATGAGCTTGTCGGCGCATCCGTTGTAGAACACGCTCTTGTGCATGTACCAGCGTGGAGCGGTTGCATACTGTGGCAACTTGGCGACCATCGATTGCCAGTTCGCGAGTGTGAAGCTCGAAAGTGCAGCAGCTGTACCGGCTGGTCCAACGACCATCGAGGCGATGCTGGAATAGGTTCCAGAGAGTGCCTTGATGCGTGGCATGATTCCAGTGATGGACCCATACGTGCTGGTACCGTCGCCCTGGAATGCAGCTGCATCCTCAGCCTGTGCGAGACCGTATGCGAAGTCCTGTGCAAGTGTTGCACCGAAGTCGATGACGGTGTCCTCGTTGAGTTCCTTGGACACGATGGTCAGGATTGCGAGTTTCTTGGCCAACAGCTGAACCTGCGAGAACACAATGTCGCTCGCGGTGATGGCGGTTGCTTCACCAGGATAATACGTCGTGGTCGAAGTGGACGCGTTTGGAACGTTGAGCGTGTCAGACGTCATCGGATAGATGCGCGAATAACGACGTGCAACACCATACTCGTTGCGAAGCCAGATCAGGCTGGACGAAACGATCTCAGGAACGGTGAATCCGCCTTCGCTGTTCGTTCCTTCGGTCTGCGACTTGACGCCATGCTCATCACACCACTTGGCTGCTTTGGCATTGCCGAGGACATTGCCACGGACCCACTGTCCAAAGGCATAGGCCTTGAAGTTTGCTTCGTCACGGGTTCCTGGGAATGGGTTGCGTGTTACTCCGCCAGACTTCCATGGCTCGTGCTTTGGTGCTTCGGATGCTACAGGAGCAGGCACATTGCCGAACTCCTTGAGCATGTCGATGCGCTCAGAGATGGACTTTGCATTTGCGTGGAGGCGATTGGCTTCGGCCATATCTCCGCCGTTGATGAGGACTTCCTTGGCTGCAGCGATTGTAGATTGTCGCTGTGCTTCGAGTTGTTCGATTGTCATTGACTTAACTCCAAGATCATGAGTTCGCGGAGGAGAGCGTTCTTCGCTTCGTCCACTTCACTCGGTTTTTCGACGATGGAAACATCTTCCGCCGGCGCTTCATCCCGAAGCTCAGCCCAGATGGTTTTGGCGAATCTTGTCGATTCAGCCCTGGAGAGATGTACTGCATCTCGCAGACGTCGCTCCACTTCTCGGATGGACGTAGGACGCTCGAGCATAGCCTTGAGGCTTTGCGCTTCAGCGACCGGGTCCTTTACTTTGCTGTTCAGTTCCTTGGCGCGAACTGCGAATGCATCGATGATGGCATCCACATGTCCACTGCCGAGACCACTGTCATATGCAGCTGTTACTCCCGCACATAGACGCTCATAAAGCGCCTCGAGTCCTTCGTGGACCATCTCCTTGTTGAGATCGCCATAGACAGACTCCACGAAGGTTGCGACATCCTCACCAGGCGTGACAGGGATAATCATCTCTTCTTCTTCCATACCATCCTCCATCTCGCCATACATGTCCTTCAATGACTTGACCATGTTCATTGGCTCCGCTGGTGTCGGTGTGAGCGATGCCTCACCGATTGGCCAGCGAGTGATTTCGTAGCGACCATCCGCACTCTTGCGACGCTCGACCATGTGACCTGTCGCGCCGGAGGAATATCCAAGTTTGCCAGACTTCGCGAGGTCGGCAATCATCTTCTGGTATTCGTCAGCCATCTGAATCTGAGCTTCGTACCATAGACCCTTGTCATCCATGGTGATGTAGCCACTACCGATGGTGGACTTCCCGATGGTTTTGTCCTGGCCGTGATGATAATAGAGGTTCATCGGGACACGATCACCAGACTTCATCGGTCGACCGAAATCAGTGCTAGACGTGAAGTAGTCGCCCTCGAGGTCGGCGCCGCCGAAGCGCACCAGGTAACCACGAACACGGCCCTTGTCATCGGCCTTGATTGCATCACCAAAGGACACCAGAGTCTGCATCATAAATCCTTCACTGGTACGACCACAGCCTGTGGTCCCCACTGTTCATTCGGAACTACTTTACCGAATGCTGAGAGTGGTGTACCTGTCTCATACAAACGATATCGCGAAGGTCCTAAGACCTGCCGACGCTCCGCCTCGCTCAACATTCTGAACTGTTCTTCTTTGTCCGGCATTTCTTCCGGTTCATCGAAACTCCCTGGCGGAAGTCCTGCAAGTTCAGCATACGTCGGCGTGATCGGAATCACCGTACATCTACAGTTTGGATGCGAAGGTACAACATCTGCAACTGGATTCGGGTCACCGTGAAGCGACCAGCACACAGGACAGACGTTTACATCCCCCGCTGAGATGCGACGCCAGCCACGAACGATGGACAGATTCGCCTCGAATGTCTGTCGCTGTGCTTCTCGGTTCGCTCGAATCATCTCTGTCCGTGCAATGGTAGCAGCTCGTGATGGTGCGAGCGTTTCGTACGTCCGCGCCATGCGTCGTGCGACCTGTAGAGGGTTCAAGCCCTGTGCAATGCCGATAGTCACATGGTCAGCGGAGAATGGACCGATGGCATCAAACAGCAGACCGAGCGGTGAGCCATCAGCCGCGAAGCCGATGACGTTCGTGATGGCTTCGACTGGAAGTCGATTCCAGAACAGATCAGCGGTGAGCGAGACCGAATCAGGGATACCAGCGACCGCTCGCACAAGGTCCTCCTGGATGTCGAGCGACAGCTGTATTGCGCGACGTTGTCCGCCTGTCGCGATGTCGGTCGCTTGTGGCGCCCAGCGCGTGACCTGCTCGGCCATCTGAGTGTTGAGAGCCTCGAGGCGGAGCATGTAATCGCTGAGGCCACTGATGTCCTCACCTGCTGCCTGTGCATTCTCGATGGCAGTTGTCACCGCTTCGAGGCGCTGGAGGTTGTCAGCCTGAAGAACGCCATATGTTCGGCGCATCTCGGCGAGTGCGACATTCTCACGATATCGGAGTTTATTCCGATACGACTCATTGACTTGATAGATGTCAGGCATCGGCGTCTGTCAGCTCGTAACCATAGTACGGATGATATGACTTCCCGTTTTCCTTCGGTGCCATGCGCTTGAGGATCTCTTTACGCGCAGCTGTAGCCCAGCGATATCCAGCATCGCCACCCCATGCAGCCCATGCCACACGGCCAGCGGATGGATAACCTTCCTCGCCTGGTCGGAATCCTTGCGCCTGCTTGTCTACTTCGTGACGTCGAAAGAAACTGTACATGCGAAGGACAGTCGACTCGCTGAGTTTCTCACCGCTGATGATCTGGTTTGCTCTCGCCCATGCGACGGCTGTCCCGCCATCGTGACCAGCATCACGCCACTCGATGGCGCGTTGTGCTTCCTCCTTCATTTCTTTGGAAGGAAAGAATTTCAGTCCTGGCTCATTCGTCGTTTCTTCTTGCGCGTACGCTTTGGCTACAGTCTGGACTGGTGCAGGAACTAGAACTTCCTGACCATCCTTCGAGACTGGAACAGCAGTCGGATGATAATAACCTTCGTCATCATCCGAAGGCGCCACGCCTGCGACACGCTTCGCGGTTGCGAGGTCCACGATGCCAGCCTTATACAGTCTCTCAGCGCGTTCAGCGTCCTCGTTCAGGTCAGCCTGAAGCGCCGGCACATTCGTCACATCGAATTCTAAGTAATCGCCAGGCTGAGTTTCTTCGTAGTCTGGCAGGAGAGCAATTGTCAAAGCTTCGGCCATCTGACGCATCAGCGGAATCATTCCGTCGGTCCATGCCGAACGTGTCGCCTGCTCCAGGTTGCTGTATGTGGCTCTCTCGAGACCGCTGCCGAGTTGAAGGACCAAAGGATTGAGGCCGATGGCAGCACAGACACGTTCTTCCGGTTTGCGACGAATCTCGTCGAATGCCATCTCGGATGGTTTGTGGCTGACCTTCTCGACCTTGAAAGGCCCAGTCATTACCAGGACAGAACCTGCACTGTCGCCAGTGAAGTCCTGCTGTAGCTTCGCCTTCGTCTGACGTGCATCGTCTTCGCTTAGGTCTTCGACACCACCCTTGTAGTCTGGTCCAACCATCATCGATGGCATGCCACCGTGTCGAACCATACCGAATGCGGCACTCGCAGCGACGTTGTCTGTCGCGATCTCGCGAAGAACAGATGTCACAGGTGAGCGACCGAAGCGACTGTCCTGCGGATCTCGACCGTACCGAATGTGGATTAGGTCCTCGAGCGCGATGTCGTACGACGTGCCATCGACCGTGTACTGGTATTTCACCAGCGGGTTGACCTTATTCCCGACTGGACGCATCATGTCAGCAGCTAGGTATTGCAAACCAACGACACGACCAGAAACACGCACCTTCCGGAAGTAAGCATTTCCGAGGAGTTGATAATCGGGAATAATCCACGACCACACCAATGAAGGCGGGACATTCGGCGTCGGTTGCGAGAGCAGCTGTAGGACCGGATGATCTGCGACATTCTCGACCTGTCCATCAGGCATCGGACGTCGAACAACAGGAACACCCTGCGACCAGTTGCGGATGTACCAGTCCATTCCAATGGCGACGATGCTGTTAAGCATCAGGTCGCCAGCCTGGTTGCGCCAGTTGTAGTTTGAGCCTGGAAGGTTACGTGTCAGGAGGCTCCAAAAGTCACCATTCCCAGTGCCAGTGAAATAGGACGTCTGTCGCTGAATCAGCGGAGGCGGAAGCAGTGCAGAAGGTGAGGCTGTTGCTTTTCCGAGAAAGCGGTCAAAGAGTCCCATACTTGTATTGTGTCCTTATCATCAATCAGACTGCACCCCATCCACCCACACGGCTGACCAGCTCGTCGTACGCATCCGTCAATGCGTCCACGATGTCGTCATTCTTGCCGAGTGGAAACACGCGAAGTTCATCAAGCAGTTCGCGGTTCCACGAAGCTGTGACCATGTACACGTTTCCACCAGCGACCTGCGATGCGAACGGTTCCGCTCGAACATCCTTCGCACCAGTGACAGGCAGGATGTTCACAGCACTACCATGCAGGAGCCTGAGCATATGACGAGCTTGACTCTTGCCAGCCTGCCCCGGGTCCTGTGGCAGTCTTACTCTCACTGATCTGCCATCAAGTGCAGCTGTCTGCTGGATAATCTTATCCCGCTGGTCAGTATCATACTGCCCACGCACGACATCGAGAATCCAAACACGACCATCAGTGTCACGGCCCATCTTCACGCCGACGGTGTAGTCTCCACTCCCCGCTGTGGCTGCGAGGTCCCAGGCGCGAGACATCTTCTGGATGTTCGGTGTCGCCTGCTCGATGGTCATGCGTTCGGTCTTGAAGAATGAACCTTCGCGAGGTGTTGGATGTTGCTGGTACAAAGCGCTCCAGCCATAGTCTCCTGAGTTCGCGACCATGACCTCCTTGATGCGTCCGAGTTCCTTGACGTCGTATCTCTCTGGCCAGAGAGCTTCGCCAGGCATTCGACCGATCTGGTCAGACTCCTCCGCAATGGCCGGCAGATTTAGGACTGTCCATCGATGAGGCTCCGATGAGATTGCGCGAGCAGTGATGTCATCATGGTGCCAGCGTGTTGAGACAATGATGAGAGCGCCCTTCGGTTCAAGGCGCGTGTAAAGGTCATCCGTGTACCAGTCCCACGCTTTGTCCCTGAACAGCGCGGATTCGGCATCCTCGCGACTCCTGATCGGGTCATCGATGATGATGCGCCGGAAGCCCACACCAGTCGGTGGACTGCCGACGCCACGCGCCATAAAGGTTCCACCTTCAGGCATTGACCATTCGTCCTGTGCGGCGTTGTCCTTCGAGAGCTTTGTCCTGGACGAAACAATCTGTCGTGACTTCCTCGAGAAGCGTCTCGCGATGCGTTCGTTGTATGCCGTGACCAACACATTCGCGCCCGGGTCACGCTCGATGCAATAGGCGCCGTAGCGGACGGTGACCGTCTCGGTCTTGCCATGTCTCGGTGGCATATGAATCGCGAGTCGGTCAATCTCACCGCGCTCGACTGCGTCCAGGTGCGAAGCGATCGCGATGAGATGACGCGCAGTGTAGGACCATCCAGCCGGGAGCGTGTCTCGAAGGTAGTCGAGATAACAGGTCGACGTTTGTGCGCTAGTTCTAGTCTTCGGCTGGTTCTGCTGCGGCGGAGAGAAGTTGAATCGAGAAGTTCGCAATGCGCTCATGGAGAGCTGCAATTTGGGCAGCTGATTGACCATTGATGTACCTCTCACTTTGCGCCGTTCGTGCTATAGCCTGGAGCGCCTTCAGGCTGTCCTCGAGTACCGAGGTCAGAAGGTCATCAAGGGACTTTGTCGGCAGTATCGTCGAGCTGATATCGTGTCGACTACCTTCGACAGGAGCCTTCATTCTGTCCCTGATGGAAATGATGGTCGTGCGTGGTAGACCACACGACCGTGCAATCACGGATGGACTTTGACCGGCGATAAGCGCTGATTCTACCTGTGCAAGAATCTCCGGATCTGTTGTGTTACCTCGTGCCATGTGTCTATTCTGGCGCATCCTGACGCACTTTGCGTCGATAGTGCATTTGTCCGTGGCACATGTAGCACAGCACCTGGACATCTTCCATCAACTCACCGCCGAGGCGCATGTACGTCACATGATGGACATCGAGCTTATAGCCGTCGTCCTGTCGACGGCCACACTGCTCACATGTCCTACAGCTGCGTTCGAGTGCTTTGGTGCGAATGTCCTGCCATCGCTGAGAGCGCATGTACTTGCGACGATAGTCGCGCCACGTCTCATCGATGACCTGACTCGATGCCCCGATTGCTTTGAGTAGGCTGTAGGTGTTTGCCCATGGCTTCGCCATGATGCTCCTTACGACTTTGTCTGTGTCCATTTGATTTCGTCCTTTACAGGATGGAACTCACCATGCATCCAGTCATCCGCGAACATGGATTCAGGATCCAGTGTGAGACCTTGTAAGGTCTTCGACTCACCACCCGTATGCATCACGAATGCCTCGAAAATGTCGGCATACCGAATGTATAACTCATGGTCCCACGATGCGCGAGTGATTGGCTTGCCATACATCAATGGCTCAATTACTTCTGAGAACTTCATTCGATTTCCGTCCAATCCCGCGCCAGGACATCAGTTCCTGTCAATGTTGCGAACCCCTTCGAGATCCATTGTCCACTTCCTGTCAGCTCATAACGCATCAGCGCACCTTCGACGAGTCGAAGTTTCCAGCGAGCGCCGTCACGTTGCACAGTTCTACCAGCGCGAATGGAATCCATGATGACGTTAAACGTCTTCCGTGTATAACCTGTGTTCACACCTTTTCCGCAGATCAGGAAATAATCGACTCGAAGTGATGGCTCAGTCGAGAGCCACTTGTTGAAGCGTCGTGAATCGATGCCGTGTTCTTCAATGGCGTCACGACGATTTATTCCTTGCACGACCATGTCTGCGACTTTGGCCACAATATCTCTCTTTTCACTGAGCGTATGCACAATGTCTCGTGGTGTTGATTCGCCACCATGACCTGCTTCATTGAGCCATCTGGAAATGATTGCGCGTCGCGCTCCGATGAGTGCAGCTGATTTGCTGATGCTGTGTCCTTCAGCCATCAGTGACAATACCTTTGCAAGCATCTCTGCTTTTTGTTCTGGTTTGTACATTCGTTCTCCCTACAAAGTAAAAACACCAGGCACACCCCATGCGTATGAGTGTGCCTGGCTGTCAGCGAGTGTCGGCAACCGGGAGACTTGGTTACTCGCTGGCATCCTCACCGAACGGGTCTTCGATGTCATCAGTCTTGATTGCTGGCTGTGCAATCTTCGTGAGTTTCTTCTTCGGTGTGACCGGAGAGACACTCACAATGGCATTCGTCATATAGCCACGCGTGTTGAGCTTCGCATCGACTGCAACCATCCATTCCTTCGACATGAGCGTGTCAATGTCAAGTGCATGAAATTCGGCCTGTGTAAGACGACGTCCGAGCATGCCATCAAGCAGGATGGTGAGTGCTTGCTTGTCGTTGCCATATCCCTGGCGCGTGAATTTAACAAAGCGAAACGCGTTGCCGTTGGTGTCGCCATACTCAGTGGTCTCGAACGTAAAGCGGAAGTTCGGAACCATCACATTCGGATCATCGTAGGATGGTCGGTCGATGCTCTCGACATTTGCGAGACGGCAGACATAAGCGCCTGCGGCAGCTGCTTCAAACTGTGCGGAGCCATCGTTGAACGTGGCGGAAGAAAAGAAACCCATAACTCTCATACTCCTTTGGCCATACGGCCACTCGTTTGATGTCGGTGATGGTCTCAATGTACCAATCCAAAGGTTATTACCACCACCAACGTGTCAACGATACCAAACATCAAACCATCCTGTCAAGAAGAAGTTGATGCTGTTCCGTGGGCCAGCGTAAGCGCCCGGCCCGCAGGAACAGTTTCAACTCATACACCCTTAGCCAGCATCATTCAAACATGCTGGCAGGGGGGATTCCAAAGGGGGGATTTTCCTGACCTGTTCCCGTTTCTTTATCCTTAAGGGCGGAACAGGTCGGGAACAGGTCGCGGGAACAGGTCAAACGCCTACAAAAGACCAGTCGGACGATACAGTTTTGCGTTCCTGGGACCCTTGTCAAATGCCACGATTCGACTGGCCTCGAGGTCCGCAAGTGTAGCTGCAACGACCGATTTTCGACCGCCACACAACTCCGCCAGACGTGCCTGAGAAATGCCAGGTGAGTCGCTGATCAGTTCAATGAGCTTCGACCGAATCTCTTGTGTAATGACTTCGCTCCTGGCGCCGGCATCGAGCGTCCTGACCTTCGTGAGACCATCCTCATCCCTGATTTCAAATGTGACATCGATGGCATCCTCATCGCTGATTAGACGGCCCTTCGTCACGTACATGCGATACAGGCCGTTCGCTTGCTTCTCGACCGAATATGCCATGTCAGCAGCTGCGACAATCTCGGCAGCGCCTCGCATGCCTTCGTGCTTGACCGTCGAGTCAGTGCCACCTTTGCGGTTATGGTGAGCGATCAGGACAGTGATTCCGACGTCCAGGAGTTTCTTGAACGCGTCGTACAACTTCCGCATCTGGCTGTTGTCATTCTCATCCATGCCATGGATGCGGACCAGCGAGTCAATCATTACCAGACCCACACCTGTGGCCTGACAATGCTTTACAACCCGTTCGACGTCGAGCGCATTGTCGAACCTGACGCCGACTCGGTTTAGGTAGCCCATTCCTTCAGCCGAGCGCATTCCGAGCTTCCTGAGCCGTTGTAGGACCTTCTGGACGCCCATCTCCTCATCGATGTACAAAACCTTTGTCTGTGGAATCTCGAACTCGTTGAGCCATGAGCCACCAAAGCAACAGGCGCGAATCAGATCGCAGATAACCCACGTCTTGCCACTTCCTGGTGGAGATGACAGATAGTGCAGACCACCAGTAGACAGTACGTTCGGAATCAGCCAGGACTGTTCACCGAGTTTCGCCTCCTCGGTCTCCATTCGTGTCCAGTCCCACACTTCCCATGGTGCGATTGTCTGTCCGCCTGGAAGGTCATCAGGCACAGAACCTGCTGCCCATTGCGACCAGAAGCGTCCAACGGTCTCGAGGATGACTTCACGCTCGAGTGGCGGGTCACAGTAAGTTTCGCTCCACCACACCGCTTGAAGCTGTGCGACATCGATGCTGTAGCGCTTCGCACGGAAGAATCCCAGGAGCGTGACCAGTGCATTGTTTCGGCCACCAAAGGCGCCACCCGATGCAGGGTGAGGTTGCCACAGTTTGTCCCAATGGTGTTCGCCATGCGCGATGATGCGAGCATGAGTTTCCATGTCTCCGGCCACCATGAGCCGGAGATCGTCCAGTGAAAGTTCGTCCATTCCTATCCCTTCAAACTGTTAGGTCCTGCGTGTCCAGCGCAGTGGTTACCAATATACGACACTCCTCGGCATGTGCGACCATCCCCATTGTCCGCATCTGCTCGATGCCGATGATGGCATGATTGAAACAATACAGCAGGTATCGACCATGCTTGTATTGTCCGATGTCCCAGTTGCCATGCTCGCGTGTTGGAAGGTCTCCCGCTTTGGCTGATATCAAAAGGCGAGACCACTCATCACCCCATGGATGTGCGGATGTCGCCTCCTTGACGATTCTGGAGGCTTCTGGCGGGTACTTTGCGAGTTCGACCAACCGAGGCAGTTCTCGGTTTTTCCAATTTAGAGTTCCAGGAACTCGTAGGATTCTTGACGGGTTCTTACACTTGATGTCTGCGGATGAACTAAGCGAGAGCATCCATCGTTCGAGCAGCTGTACGAACTCGCGCTGTTCTGTTGGCTTAGTCCCAATGCCAGCCACTTTGAGCCTTCGGTAGCAGTGGAGGCCCTTCCCCGAGCGTACCGCGACTGTGACCTTATCAAGTGTTGCAGTCTGATCCAGACCAGTAAGGTCATCGATGTCACACCAAAGTACGCCAGCAGTATGGACGTCATTGTCTCTTCCTCCTTTACGCCAGCGTGGAAGTACGCCGACGTACACATCATTTCCTTCATCACTCCACTGGACGCATGCCTCAGCGAGTCCAGTCCAATCGTCTTCCGTCCTTGGAAGCTCGTAGAATCGCATC